ATTTCAGTTGTGTCAATGTTTTGGATAATTGCTTTCATGTCCATGTAGTCTTTGTAGACCTCAAAGCCACCCCAGGCAGCACCACCCAAAGTAGACAGTGCTGTGATCAAGGCAAACATCTTACCGCCAGTGAACTTGACTCCACCAAACTCTACTTCTGTTGACATTTTAATTCCTTATTTTTTAGGGTCTGCTTTTTTATTACTATAAGCATTCGCGCCAAAGAATGCTGCAACCAATGCAGAGATGGCAACAAAATACGTTGGTGCAATATCACCAATAATTTTAGCCGCGCTGTCATAACCAAGCATTGCTGTAATCAAAATAGCACCAGGATAAAAAAGCATCCCTAATAGTGCAAACCATGTCATCTTGCGCATTGCATCACGTTGTGCATCTTGATCCTCAAGCTCTTTGCGCTTAAACTCCAAGTGCATATGCAACTCTTCATTGGTAATGTGCCCATCACCATTTGAATCTGCCGCTTCCAATATGGAACCTGATTCTATTGTTAATTCTTTTTTAGCCATTTAAATTCCTTTAGTTATATTTAATAATTGCTAGTGTAATAAACACAGCACTTGTAATTAACAAAGTTCCCGTAACAGTATATACACTGTACATGAAGATATTCACAATTCTTTTCTTCCTTGCAAATTTAGCCTTACGTATCTGCAATTCTTCTTCGTCGCGACTTCGTTTCATCTCTGCTTGAAACCGTACCCAGTCATCCCACATTCCACCACGTCCTTGGTAGATCATCATCTCTCTGAGTTCATTTTCTTTTGCAGCAAGTTGTTCCGCTGCCATAAACGCAACGATGTCACTTTTATATCCGTGCTGGTGTGCCTTCTTGGCAATTTCTGCTTTTAAACCAAAGTAACGTGCCAGTGCCTCGCCTGCGTCATAGATTTCTCTACCATTGGCAAGTGTCTGTTTAATAACATCAAAGGCAGCATTGGCAGCGGCGAGTTCTGCTAACATAATTATTTCCTTGTTTCAGAGATATGACATGCTGCTCGAACGTTTTTTCCACCAGCAGTAGGTTGTGAGTTAACCATTTTAACTATGGAAACACATTCCTTTTCACCACTTACTTGCATGGTATTGACAACATATGCTGTACCGTTATTAACAACGGTGAAGAAATATACTATAAATGTGTACATAAATTAGTCACTTTCCTTATACTGTGAGTCCACTATTTTTGTATGGAGAAGTTGTTGGGCCAAACCATTTCGTAACCCGCGCTTTGATTCTGGTACCGTCGTTGGTGCGTACATCTGTGCGTCGGAATAGGAACCACCGCCTATAGTTCCACCATAACTTCCGAAACCTGGAACATAGGACATAACTGCGAGCACTTGTGCTTGTACGGCCTTTTGTGCCTCGACCGTTGCTGCCTTAGACATATCATCTGCTAGTGCCATGGCTTTTTCAGTCATGGCTTTTTTCATTTTATCGCGCCTTGAATCAGACGATGACTTAGATTTGGAATCCCCACCAGTTGCATTATCCTCTTTTTCATCGGACCCTGCTTCGGATCCTCCACTATCTTCTCCCCCACCATCTCCCATTTGCTCTTCCACATCAGCACTGGAGTCTGATATTGATTCTGATTCTGGTTCATTTGACATCACCTGTTCTGTTAATGATACAACCGTAACTGGTGCTGATATGACACTATCAACCACGGCATCACCGGTCGAACTTACCGTAGTTAATGAAGCAATTGGGTCAACGTAGACCATGGTCACTTCTTCCGTAACCGTTGCTAATACTTCTTCCTCATCTGTGTTGGTGTTAACATATGTCGCAATCACAGCCTGGGCATATCCTGGGCATTGAATATCATAAAATGGATCCAATGTACACTGCTGGTTGTAGTAAGCAGTAGTATATCCTGGGCATGCCGAATTGTATAATGCATCTGCTGTACACTGCTGATTAAAGTACGCTTGTTGATAACCAGGACATCCTGTATCATAGATTGGATTGGCAGCACAGTTCTGGTCATATAACATCTTTGCATACGCTTCAGCATACCCTGGACATGATGGATCAAATAATGGATTAGTGCCACATGGATTTGCTCTGTAGTTCAAGGTAAGAGAAACATCTTTGACTTCTGGTCCATAGTAACCTCCCCAGAATCCACCGTCTTTACCAATGATACTCAATGCTATGCTTTGTGGATCAAAGTAACTTTGTGCAAAAGTTTCGGTTCCAGATTCAGTATGCCAAACATCATCAGCATGTAATGTGCTGCTATAATCATAGACATATTGTTTAACCTCGTTACCAGCAGCATCTTTTACAGTCACTTCAAATTGTAATGTATCACCACCTTTACCATTGTTACTGAGTTTTCTCCATGTCCATCCGTAGTTGAAACCATCAACTTCAATGCCAGACAGTTTCAGTGCTTCATTGATTGCGATGGTTTGAGCAAGAACGTCTCTCCCATAAGAGAACATGATTGTTTGTGTTGTATTATCAATCATTGCCCCACTGCCAGAGATAGACGCACAACAACCGCCTGGGTCAGTACCGTATGTGGCACCATCCCAGGCTTGTGGGTCTATGAGGTTTTGACTAGTTTCTGCTTTAGATACCGAGAAGCAGAAGAGTAACAAGACCCCAGCCAATATACGTTGTAGTTTCATCTTTATCCTCAACCGGTGATTCCACATTGCTAGTCTTACCTGCTTGTTTCCAAGCCTCTCTAGCATCTGGACCAATTTTACCTTCATACGGACATGGGGTTCCTGCCATCAACATTGCGTCGAACACTCTCGGGTCTTGACATAATGTAGAGATAGCAGCAACCTTCATACCCATATCGTAAAGGGTTTTGGATAACTTTAATCTTTCGCAATTCATATCGCGCACTGTTGTACCACCCGAGATTCCTAGGATCTGAGTCTGCACTGCACCGGAAACACCAACTGTACATAGGTCGGTGTTGCTTGCATTAATGGATGGCGAAATCGCCGATGGTGGTGGAGACTTTACGGTTGTCTCATTTTTACCGTTTGATGTTACTGTGCTATTTGAAGTCGATTCAGTAACGATTGGTTGCGCAACCGTAAGTGATGTAGCCATAATAAAGCCAGCACAGACTGCCAGCTTTCTTAACATTTATTCTCCGTAGAAAAAGTTATATAATCTATTTATAACATTAACTGTCTGGCCAGCGTAATTTATTCCAATCATATTCCCAAGAATCTAAATTTTCATAGGCAACATATTGTTTGGTTTCCCTTATGTTTACAGGGAATGGCACTATATTAAAGTTGGAATAAAATAAATGCTGAGGCAAACATTCAGCCGGCATGCCGAGTCTTGGCTTAGACCACAATTTTATAAGATTCTTATTATAATCATTAAACGACATACCTATCGCTTTGATTTTATTTTTAATAGCCCATTGTTTATGCGCAGTTAGAATATAATTTTTTATAATTCGTTTTTGTTTATATTCTGGTAAAACATATGAGCGCACGCCGATAAATGCAAATCGAGGATCAAAATCGCTAATGTACAAACCACCACAAGCTATTGGTTTATCGCCGTCATAGACTAGATTAAATAAATTAAATCTCGAAAGAGTTTCTGATAATCTTACCATGTTACCAGCAGCTTGATTTTTATCGTCTATTATAGAGTCAAGTATAAGATTACGTAAATCATTATACATAGTATTATCATCGTAAACTTTTAATATATAACTCATATTATGTATATATCACACAAGAATAGTTTAAAAGATAATCAGTACAGGATAGTAAATCAAAAAAACAACCATTGGGTTGCGTATGATGGCATTCTAGTATCTAATATCTGTCCACACCAAGGCAGTCTAATTAGCACATGCAACGGTAATACATCAAATAGAACCTGTCCTTATCACGGTAAAACCTTTAATCACAAAGGTGTTGGTATAAACACTTTCCATTCGTTAGAAACAAAACCATTATATGAATGGCGTGGCCTACAGTTTACAACACCAATATCCGATGATTGTCTTAATGATTTATCGTTTGATAACTATGTGCTTTGTGAATCAAGGATTGATACAGTAAAGGCATCACGCGAAAGTATATTAGAATTATTCCTGGATGTTGAACACATTGAACATGTCCATCCTGGTGTGTATAATAAAATCGGTATTACTGAGGATGATATTAATAATATTGATTGGTATTATTACGACTGGGGTAGCGTACAGGTTGTCTTGTCAAATAGTGTTATCAAAGCGGCTTGGGTCACAGTCTATCCGGATACAATGATCGAGTATCAAAATGGTTCATTATTCATTACCGTTGCTGGTGAGACAGTAAATGGCAATACTAATGTGTACGTGTTTAAATATAAAGATTCCGAAAAATCAGATGATATATACAATGTAAACTCTGATATATGGGAATGCGCTTGGGGACAGGATAAGCGCCAAGCAGAGTTGATGGTGCAACGTGCACCGATTGAAAACTTGGAAAAAAGCCAGGTTGAATATAGGATTATGACGGGATGCAATTACTAAAAGATAATTATTTACGAGGCACTGGCCACGGAGATACTTGGCATGTTGAAATAGATCCACCCAAGCGTAAAGTCAAATCATACTATGAGGAAACCGTGGAAACGGCAAAATACATGTATGAGAATAAGGCGGGTGAACTGTATCTACTCTACAGCGGCGGCTTGGATAGTCAATATGTGTTTAATGTCTATCATCGGTTAGGATTTAAATTTAAGCCGGTTATCATCAGACTTCAAGGTAAATACAGCGATCAAGATTATAATATACACGAGACACAGTATGCGTTTGATCATTGCAGGTCAATTGGTGTTAAACCAATTGAATATTGCTTAAACCTAGATAATTTTATAGAAAGCGGTGACGCATTTAATTTAGCTAAATCATTTAATTGCGGTAGCTGGTGGCTAACAAGCACCATGAAGGTTGCTAGCTGGTGTGATGGCTTTGCGACCATGGGCAACGATCCACCGTATCTAAAATATCTAAAAGATAAAGATGAATGGGTTCTTGAAGAATTAGAAGTTATTCACTCAATTCTAAACTACTTTAGAATAAACAAGTTAGAAGGCTGCCCGTTTCTTTTGAGTTACACCCCTGAGATGATGTTATCGTTCCTATTAGATCCTCGCATACAAGACTTGGCTAATAAGAAATATCCAGGTAAACTAGGTACCAACTCAAGTAAATCTTATGTGTTTAATAATGGATCTGATTTTAATATGGAAGGATATGATTTTACAAAGGGTCGTAAAAAAGCAGCAGGGATGGAGTTTGTAATTCAGACGCCATTAATCCAATGCCAGGCTCTTATAGAACAGATAGAATGGCAAAATCAATATCGTGGTGTGTATTATGAAAACTATCACAAAGCAGTAAAACGATTATCAGTAAATCAAAAATAGATTATACTATTTTTATAATACTACCGACTGGATCAAACTCCCACCATTTACGTTTAAAGCTAGATGCGCTTGCCTTTGCGTGGTGATTATTGTGCCAACCTTCGCCAAACATCAAATATCCAAACATTAAACTATTTCTGCTGTATTCTTTTGTTTCGAAGTTTCTATAACTTAGCGGTAAATTTTCGACATGATTACCGTATGTTGATAAGTCCAACATAGTTGCAGTAAGACACACCGGTAAGGCCCAAACAAATACAGTTAACCATGGATTGATAATTGTAAGTATTGATACAAATATAATATGAAATAATAGATACCATTTGTCAATAAAGATATTTTCTTTATCAAGTAAATCACGTACCACTCGAAGATTAATATTTTTAACTTTTGTCACATGTGGCAATAGCATTAATAAAGTGTCTGCTTTATGCGGATCTTTGCTAGTATCAGAATATGCATGGTGCTCTCTATGCACATACACCCATCCAATAGGGCTACCACGGCCAGCGAGTATCATAATCAGTATACATAGTTTTTCAACAATCGGTGATTTAAATGTAAAACTCTTATGAGCGTAAAAACGATGCAGCATCATACTTAGACCTACACCACAGAATAAAAAATAAAAAATAAAAAAGGTTGCTATCTCTTCAATGCCTAAGCCATAAACATATATACCAATGGCTGATAATATTATGGAACATATTTGAATTGAAAAGATTTTATTACTAGTCGCTTTAAACATAATTAAATTATTTTTGATTAAATGTTTTTATGGTATTGGTGGTGCCAGACAACAGGCAAATTAAACGTATAGCGTATGCGCTAATATCGATTTCCCACCATTTATGTTGAAAAGTATAACTTCCTGGCCTGGCGTGGTGATTATTGTGCCAACCATCACCCCAATTTAAAGCAGAAATCCACCAAGTGTTTTTGCTATTATCACTCGTATTAAAATTTGTATAACCAGTCGAGTGGTTAGCCCAATTTGTCACATTGCTAATCCAAGTTTGTAAGGTGACTGGGATTATAAAACCGTAAAGACCTAGGTATGGGTCGATTGCAAATAGAGCCAAACCCCATATAACAAATATTAGGTAGTAATACCTATGTAGGGTAACGTGAAATTTATCCCGCAATACACTTTTTGCATCCATTGGATTAAAATTATAGTTATATTTTCCAAATATAATTTTCCAACCAGCGTTGTGAGGACTATGCGGATCACCATCTTTATCGCTGTATTTATGATGCGTTCTATGCACTGATAACCAGCCTAAGGTAGATCCGGTTCCACCCATTGCTCCAAAAAAGCTAAATAAATAAATACACCATTGAGGCATTTTAAAACTCTTGTGCGTTAGATATCTATGATATGTTACGGTAATCCCCAAGCATCCAGACACAAAATAGACTAGTAAGCTTAAAATTAACCAATTAGCATCAAATGCTATATACAAACCTACCGCGCTTAACACGGCAAATAGTATTTGAGTTATAACAATGCCCTTAACGTTAGAATAAAAATATTTAGTCATAGCGAAATTATTAATCTGCGTTAGCCAAGTCTTCACTAGACAAGCCAAAAATTCGGTCAAACGTTACATCATTCTCTAATAGTTTTGTCCACTTAGCTTGTAAAACAAGTTCAGTCGTTTGATTCATAGGTAATGCGTCAACCGTTCTTAGTGCATCGTTTTCAGCTGCAATAGATTTAGCTAAAAGCATATATTCATCGTAGTCATCTTGATTTACAAAAAGTTCGTGATGGCTAACAAACCATCCGTCAACATTAATCACTCTGTGGTATCTAGTCGATTTGTTTAATTTTTCGCGCTGCGCGAGAAGGTTTTCATTATTGACATATACAATTTCTATCATTCTTGCAGCACGCGCGGCTGGATCGCCATCTAAAGAAAGACCGGCGCGGCTACCTTCGTGCAGTTCATATGTTGTTGTTAATAAAATCATAAAAATCCTTTAGCTTTTTTGCAGTTACTACTATTTATATTATTTATACTCATCTTTTAATGTCCACCGTATTAACACAATATCAGTTAATGATTCGTACGTTGGAGCATAAGATAAATCTAAAAACGGGTATTTAATTTGATCTATTTTAGTACCTTTTTTAATGATTTTTTCCCATTTCCAATCATACCTAAAAGTCCATTTGTGCTTATCCTGTGTTCTTTTGAGCATTCTTTCATGAGCTCGTTGGTGTCTAACCGGCCTTCTTCCTATAAAAGAATAGTAGCCTTGAGATTCACCATATAACTCTAATAGCTTTGTTGTTTTTTCAAGATGCACTGCATATTTTTCAAAACGTTGTAATCCGCTGTCATTAACAGCTGATGAGTACATCCCGTGAAGAACCCATGTTTTAAAATTCTTTGGGTAAAATCCACTGATTGCGTAAATTAATGCACCGTCTTCAAACGTACCCCATGTTCGGCTGTTTGCGGTTGATAACGATTTTGATGCTGCTTGTTTTAAGCTTTCTAACAATTCCTCAGAAAGTTCAAAGCCTAAGTGTGATCCTAGATATGACCTAGAACCATCCATTAAATTATGTAAAGCTGGTGCATCATCATGATTTAAAATTCTATATTCAATGCTCATTATGAAATTATTTTATTAATAAAAAACGCTTTATAAACAAACCCCATAAATCCCATTCACCGGGTTTTTGCACAAAATAATAGTCACCAGGATTGGCATGGTGATTGTTGTGTAAACCACTGCCGCCAGTAAACATATTCACAAATGTATTATTTTTACTATGGTCTGATGTGTTAAAGTTTCGGTATCCCCACTTATGACACACAATATCAACAAGTAACGAACTTGCGTGAAATTGTATAATAGAAGGTAATAGTAAACCGAACATAAGCAGTTTAAAGTTTACAAGCCCTAATACAAAAATTAAGGTCAAAGCAAGTTCAAAATACCACTTGTGTATAAACAACTGCCACGGGTCTTTAATCATATCGGAGACGTATCGGTTGCTAATTTGAAATGGTTTCCACCATAGTATCCACACTTTAAAGGGATTTTGCGTGTGCGGACTATGCGGATCGTTATCATCGTCGGTAAATCTATGATGAACTCTGTGCGTACCCGCCCATGATAACGTGCTACCAAATAAATTTAAGCTACCAAGTATGAGCAACATCCTGGATTTCCAATATTCTGTCTTAAATGATTTATGCGCAAAATACCTATGAAATCCAATTTCACCGCCGAGTTTGCCAATAAGGCCAAGCGAAAATAATGTAACTAGTAAATACCAATACGAAATTTGGTTAACAAAAATTAAACCGGCTAAAAATAATACGTGTGTTATTACTATAATGGTTTTTAACTTATATTCAGTCGAGATTTTTTTCATAATGTAATTTCTTTATGTGTATATTGATATGTATCAATATTATATGACCAGGCCTTTATTAATCATATCCGTAGGATGTATTTTATTACAATATTCATTGGTGCTCCATCGTTCACCATCAAATTCTAGCCATGGAGACCATCCAACAACAATGCAAGTTCTATTTGCCATGCCCCGCCTATAATTAAAATTCCATCGATGGACTTTATATGTATTCCAATGATATGCATATCCCGGCTCAAAATATAATTTAGTGCCAGTTTCTTTAAACTCAATAAAATAATCATCGTTGTATGTTATAGGTATAAGCAATCTAGAAACAAATTCATTTTTTTCGTCTGTATGCCACATAAACTCCATATCATTTTTCATTATGAATCTAGGTCTAATTTCTGCTAATCTACCTTGTATTAACTTACGTTTAAGTTTTGCGAATACCGACGCGAATGATCTAAACTTAGTGACATCAGTTTCATTACGCAAACCTAAACAATCAGCATAAGTGTTAAAATTAGAAGTGTCTATGTTATTAGAATAGATGTAGGATTCAAGGTCGTGGATCCATATTTTCGGATCCACGACTTTAGTGGTTGAACGCGGATTGCCAAGAGCATGAGCGTGTTTTGGTAAATCAAACTTGTAATCAGGATTATATGTAAGACCTAATCCGCCATATAGAGTGCTTCTATTCCAGTTGTTCTGTCTACGATGTATCATTCCGTACCAACCAAAATTTTCAAAGGCTAAATTTACGTCTTTTTGTAATTCTGTCCACGGCAAATCAATCGGTATTTTTATGTACTCATCTTTACATTCTGGTTCAAGCGGTAAAATCCCAAAACAATTTGTTAATTGAGTTTCCCGAGTAGAATTAATATTAAAATTGGCGTCAAGCATTTAATTATTTATGTGTGTAATACTTTCGTATTATAGCCTATAGCACTACTAAATTTTATTTGAATCATTTGCGCATTTATATCCGAAAGTACTACAAAATACTGTTTACTTTCCGGCCAGACTGTGTATAATACATCTATGACCAACAAACTTTAGGAGAATACGTAATGGCTCATATGATGGAAACAATGGCATACGCTGGTGAAACCCCATGGCACGGTTTAGGCGAGGCAGTCTCTAATGACTTATCACCCACACAGATGATGAAAAAGGCCGGTTGCGACTGGACCGTGCATGAGGTCGAAAGCTTCGTTGAGTTTGATGACCGAAAAATCCCTACTGGACAAAAATCCCTTGTTCGTGGCACAGATGGTAAAGTCCTTACCAATGTAGGCGCGGATTGGAAACCAGTGCAGAATGAACAGGCATTTGAGTTCTTCTCAGAGTATGTATACGCTGGCGATATGGAGATGCACACTGCCGGTTCACTTAAGGGTGGATCAATGATCTGGGCTTTAGCCAAGGTCAAAGAATCTTTTGAATTATTTAAAGGTGACGAAGTTGAATCTTTTCTACTATTTTCTAACCCACATCAATATGGTAAGTCAATTGATGTTCGCTTTACTCCTATCCGTGTCGTATGTAATAACACTCTGACACTTGCTTTAGATCGTGATGCATCACGTGGTGTTCGCGTCGGCCATCGTGCAGAGTTTAATGGCGATATGGTAAAAGAGCAGCTGGGTATTGCACAAGAAAAGTTCTCTCAGTACAAAGAGATGGCTCAATTCTTGGGTAGCAAACGTTTCACTATGGACAAGTTGGTTGAGTACTACAACACAGTATTTCCACGAACATCCGATAAGCGTATCCGTAATATGGATCTATCAGCTGAGACACTTTCACGGCCTGCAAAACAAGCCTTTGATGTGTTGGAATCACAACCTGGTGCAAAATTTGCAGAAGGCAGCTGGTGGCAAGCTTTCAACTCAGTTACTTATATGACTGACCACTTGCAAGGCCGAAGCCAAGAGAACCGGCTCTACTCAAGCTGGTACGGCTCTAACCAGCTGCGCAAACGATTAGCACTCAATGCGGCAGTTGAGTTTGCTGAAATGGCATAACGATAAGGGCTTCGGCCCTTTTTTTTTATTACTTTAGGCTATAATACGAAAGTTCTAATATCTAGATCCTACTAAAAAATTGTATAAATATAGTAAGTCAAACAACATTGCTTACTAAGAAATGAAAACATTTATCTCTTTTTTACAGGAAAAAAACATGTATGCGCCGTTAAAGCATAACGATCTCACAAAGCGTGGCGGATTCCGCGTACAGGCTTTTCTAGATAAAATAAAGGACGGTGAGACCTTTTTGACAACAAAGGGTTTGGTAAAGATTGATAAGTCGCAGTATAACGAGATTGAAGCTCAGATGCCACAGAACGGTTATAGCGCAGAGCTAAAGGCAAAGAACGATAAAAACTCTGCAATTAAAGTCAGCTATCCTAAAGATTTTTTTAAGACACCTGAGTTTGGCGGCAAAGGAGTCGGTTTTGGTACTGCAGCAGAAGATGCATTTCTTAGTAAATTCAGAAAAGAACTTGAAGAAACGTTGAAAAAAGAAAATCAGCCTGCAATTAAAGTGAGAGTAGGCGGAAGATTAGTGATGGTATCAGGAATCGAAAGTACACCTGGCACCCCAAAATCAGACTTTCATTTGTTAGGCCCTAAAGGAGAAGAAGTTGCGTGGCTATCACACAAAGCTGGTTCAAAGCCAACTGATTTTCAGCAATACGGTGGCCTAAGTGCTGCTGTGTTTAAAAACAATAAAGAAGTAAAAAATTTCATGAAGTCTACAATTGCAAAATTTCCTAAAGGCTTAGACAGGGGCCAAGCAGTATATAGGCCAGTATTAGATAACACCATTATCCAACAATCAGTTTGGGGAGTAGATTGGAAAATTGGTGGTAAACGTGGTCGAGATAACGTCGATGAATTCCATCAAGGCCTTATGAAGTTGGTAAAAAAGAATAATGTATATGCTATAAATTCGAACCATCAAGGTAAAAATGGTGATAAGTTAGATGGTAACGGATACGAAGCTATTTACTATGCACGATTTACTACTGACCGTGGTGCTAATGTGGCTGGTGAGTTTTTACCTAGAGCCCGAGTGGGTGTATTTCCTCGAGCAAAAGCTGGTAATACAGCTGAAAAAATTTAACTCGGTTGGATTGAAGTAAGATAATATGCAAAATTTTAGTTCCTTTATTACCGAACAAAAGAATACTCATATGCCCCATATAGAGGACAAAGTCCTTTATGGTGGTGTCAAGGGTACTCGTGAAGCAATCATTGCGCTTCGTTCACTTAGAGATATGCTTGCAGGAACTCATGCAGGCAAGGTCTCTATAAAATGGGATGGTGCACCAGCAATATTTGTTGGCACTGATCCAAGTGATGGCAAGTTCTTTGTAGCCAAGAAAGGTATCTTTAATAAGAATCCCAAGGTATATAAAACTCCAGCAGATGTTGATGCTGATACGAGTGGTGACTTGGCCGAGAAGCTTAAAGCTGCGCTGAAACATCTACCTGCTCTTGGTATCAAAGGTATCATTCAAGGTGATTTTCTTTTCTCTAAAGCAGATGTAAATACAGAAAAGATTAATGGCAAATCCTATGTGACGTTTCATCCAAATACACTTGTCTATGCAGTACCTGCAAATACCGATGCGGCCAAAGCAGTAAAAGCAGCAGAAATTGGTGTTGTTTGGCATACAACATATACTGGTAATAGCTTTGAAACACTTAAGGCATCATATGGTGTTGATGTCACAAAGTTTAAAAAATCAACTAAGGTCTGGTCACAAGATGCTATGCTCAAAGACATGACCAAATATACAATGTCAAAAGCAGATACTCAAGAAGTGAATACACACTTGAGTGATGCCGGTAAAATATTCAACTCCATTGCAAGTACAACACTAAAGCAACTTGAGCAGGATCAAAAACTAGCACAAATGATTGAGACATTTAACAACACATTTGTTCGCTCTGGTACTGTTATTATGGATACCAATAAGCATGTGAATAATCTCATTGCTTATATACAGAATAAATACCAAAAAGAGATTGATAAGGCCAAGAGCGAAAAGGGTAAGCAATCACAGGCTTTAAAGCTTAAAGAAGTGCTTAAGTTTTTTTCGGTATCAAACAAGAAAAACTTAAAATTAATGTTTGATTTACAGAAAGTTATTGTTCTTGCAAAACTAAAACTTATAAATATATTAAGCAAACTATCTTCAACGCAAACTTTTCTTAAGACCAAGAATGGTTTTAAAGTAACCGGTCAAGAAGGTTTTGTTGCTATAGATACACTTGGTGGTGATGCAGTGAAGATCGTTGACCGTATGGAATTTTCATACGCCAACTTCTCACCGGATATTCTAAAGGGCTGGGATAGCCCTACTAGATGATATATTATAAATGGAATAAACCAACGAGGAACCAATGCTAGATTTTAAACATTTTGTTATCGCCGACTATCGTCCAGGCGAACCAGATATCATTAAGTATAGAGCCCAAAAGAGGCGTCGCATCGGCGAAGCTGTCTCCGAAAAAACTACTGTGCATGTTCCACAAAGATTTAAGCGCGGAGAAGACTCTATTTACGATGCTATCCATAAAGCACACGGCAGTCCAGCAATGCATAATATAGGCGTTGAGTTTAACAATACTGGTAAGCGTGAAGTTCATGTTGACGGCAAAAAACATTCTAAACTAACTATTGCTCTCAACAAACATCTTGACGGTCTTAAAGAAGAGACTGATGTTGATGAGGCTCTTACAGTACCACAGCGCTTGCAACGTAAGCGACAGATGGTTAAATACAAAGCAAAGATTTCGCTTGGTAGAGAAAGAGCCAAGCGCCGCATGGCCTCTAAAGATAAATTAGAGAAAAGGGCTACTAGGCAAGCACGCATGGCAATCTTTAAGAAGCTTACTAAAGATATTCCAAAGGGCGATTTGACGTATCAGCGTAGAGCTGAAATTGAGAAACGCTTAGAAAAACCTGCAATTAAGCAGCGCATTAAAATGATTGCACGGAAATTGTTTCCACAAGTCCGTAAGAATGAAGTTGAACGAAAGCGCCGAGCATCAAGTAATGATTAATTCATTTAAGACATATTTAGTTGAAGAAGAAAAAACGGTTTATTTTACCTTTGGTAGAATGAATCCACCTACCATTGGCCATGAGAAACTCCTTAATTCCCTCGCGACTCGAGCTAGCAATAATCCTTATCGTGTTTTCCTATCTCAGTCTCAAGACAAAAATAAAAACCCTCTTTCGTATAAAGACAAAATAAAATTTGTTCGTAAGATGTTTCCTCGTCACGCAAGGTCTGTGATGATGAATCCAAAAGTAAAAACATTCTTAGACGCCGCGGGTGCCTTATATAACGAAGGCTTTAAAAACATAGTCATGGTTGTAGGCTCTGATAGAGTTACCGAATTTGATACATTGCTCAACAAGTATAATGGTCAGAAAACACGTGGTGTGTTTTTTAACTTTGCTCGCATTAGTGTTATTTCTGCTGGTGATAGAGACCCAGATGGTGATGCCGTAAGTGGCGCTTCTGCTACCAAGCAAAGACAATTTGCCAAGTCTAATGACTTCACCGGTTTTGCCCAAGGTTTACCTAAGGGTATGAATAACCAAGATGCTAAGGGTATATTTAATGCCGTTAGATCTGGCATGGGTCTTACAGAGACAACGAACTTTAATAATCATATTAAACTCAAGAAGGTTTCTGAGACCAGAGAGAAATATGTTCAGGGTAATCTATATAGTGTCGGCGACCAGGTAAAGATTATTGAATCAAATAAAGTTGGTATAGTTAAACATCTTGGTTCGAATTATGTTATAATAGACCAGGATGGTCAATCTAAAAGAATGTGGTTAGAAGCAGTTAAAAAGATTTCACCCATTGTGACCTTAAAGAATATGTTGAACACAAAAACTGATGAAGCAACATCTGCTGCTGATTTGGCCAAAAAAAGAATTGACCAAGAAAAACAGAGCGATGCAAAACGCCATGACCGTATGCTTGATAGAGCTCGTTTGAGTGACACAAAAACAATTAATAAAACAACCAAAGGCTAAGGAAGTGAAATGCCATTAAAAGTATCAGATGGAATGGGCGCGTGGATTGATGATTTTAAGAAATCAGATGCTCCACAGTTTAAAGATAAGTCCGACAAAGAAAGACGAGATCAAGCTATTGCGGCATATATGTCTGCAAAGAAAGAAGGCTTAGAAGAAGGCAAACCGGGCCTTTGGACCAATATCCATAATAAGCGCAAGCGTGGTGAGAAACCTAATCCACCTGGACATCCTGATCGCCCAACAGCACAGGATTTTAAAGATGCATCAAAGAAAGAATCAACGGATGTAGATAAACTTACGCGCATGCGTAAGATGCTGGATAAAGAAAAAACAAAAGTTCCACACAAACCTAAAGACGAATATGACCGTAAAGTTGGTTCGTATCTAAAAAAGAAATATAATAAAGAAGAAGTCGAACTTGGTGAAGAAACCACATTCGAGGTTGAAGTAGAAGGTTTGCCCACAATGTATGTGAAGGCAAAGTCACCTGGTGAAGTAAAAGCCAATCTTCGTAAGATTGTAAAACAACCATCAATGATTACTGGTGTGTCACGTGTTACGGATGCAGATATGAAAAAGGTCTTCCGTGATAAAGCACAAGGTCGTGATAAGGATGATGATGACCTTGATGAAGCAGTTAAAAAAGATGAGCGTGAATATGGTTATGAAGGTGACATGGCGATTTCACAACTTAAGACCATTATTCGTCATGCAGACCATATGATGGGTATGTTGAAAGAAGATACTGATTTGCCTGAATGGGTACAATCAAAGATTACTCTTGCAACCGACTATATGCAGACTGCTCATGATTATATGATGAGCGAAATGACTGAAGGTACTCAACAAGTTGCTGAGTTGTCACAAAACACATTAAGACAATATCACGGTAAATCAGCATTGGATATTAGAAAAAAGAGAGACCAATTAAATAAAGGTACACTGTCTACAGCTGACCATAAAAAAGCTCAAAGACGCGTAACTGGTATTAACCGCGCTGCCAATAAGATGGAAGAAGTTGAAGAAGGAACCGGCAGTCTTAAACCCGGATGGATGTTAAAGGCTGACCCTAAACTTGGTGCTGCTGTAAAAGCAAAACAAGATCTTGCCAAAAAGCGTCAAGCCACATATGGTGACAAATCAGCTGGCAAATCAGTGGATACTGCTGAAGGTATCCAACAAAAACTTCGCAAGTATGTTCCTGGTTATGCCAAGAAACAAATTGACAAGAAGATGGATGCCGAAAAGTTTGGAAAAACAGATGTCGACAGAGATGCTAATTACTGGCGCTATAAAAAGGTCATGGACAAACTGAAGAAAGAAAAAGCATCAATGTGTGAACAGTGTGGTAAAGTTCATGAAGGTAAATGCTCATAATGAAATCATTTAAGGCATATACCGTTGAAGGTAGATTTGATAAGTATATTACTAAATCTACCCCCACAACGCCGGGGATTAAGAAAGTTTCTAATCCTGCTGGGCGCTCTGGTGATCACGTTGAATGGGAAGTTACTGGCAAAACTAGTGCAGATAGAAGAACATTCAAGAAAAAGAAAGATGCCATGGAGTACTTGGCGGACATGTCCAAATGAAATCATTTAAAGCATATACAGAAGAGATGAGCCACAAGTTGGATTGGGGTCTACCCTCAGCCACGGCTCATGCTAAGAAAATGACACCAGGCCAAACCGAAGCAACTTATCAAGGTAAGAAAGTAACTTTAAATAAACCATCTGCTGGCGACGTAGCAAAGTCTAAAGTATATGTTGATCCTGATGGTGATGGTAAAGCCCAAAAGGTAAACTTTGGCGATAAGAATATGACTATTAAAAAGCATATTCCTTCGAACCGTAAATCATTTAGAGCCCGTCATAATTGTGACAATCCAGGGCCAAAAGACAAAGCAAGATATTGGTCTTGTAGAGCTTGGTAATATATAACATATATCTAATAGGAACATCTGATGGCACTGGATACACAACGACTTGATCGTATCGAAGAAAAGATAGATAAACTATCGGACGTGGTAATTGCAATTGCACGTACCGAAGAAAAACTTGCAGGTCTTCAACAAGATCATGCTAAAAATTATGATCGAATGAATAAATTCTCCGAAAAATTGGATAATATCGAAGAATGTGTTAACGAACAACGCCAAACAATTACGGTTATCAATAAATTGTTTTGGATATTTGTAATATCAATCGCTGGCGCTATGGCAGCAATGTATATCAACTAAGGATAGAAAAAATGGAAAAACAAACTAATGTCCGCGAGGGTTGGGATGATATGCTCAAAGCCGTACGCGATAAAAACAAACCACAACCCAATGGTGGCGCTGGTAAGAAACAAGGTTCTCGTTACGGTGGTGGCAAACAAACCCCCGATAAAGACCCCGGCCGTCCTGTAAAAGAGAAATTGGACCCAGTTGGCAAGGCCGATGCAGATATTAATAATGATGGTAATGTGGATAAATCAGATAAATATCTACACAATCGTCGTAAGACAATTAAAAAGGCCATGGGTACTAAGGGCGAAACTGCTACAATGAATCCTAAGATGTCAACGGGTTCTGTAAAAGAAGCAACCAATGCTCAGATTAATAAGGTTCTTGGCCCAACAAAGAACGCTGCGCAAGGCATTGCCGCATTAAAAAGCGCATTTAAAGTTAATGATGCACAAGCCAAAGCAATGTTGGATCGTGTTATGAAAGAAGAACTCGAACAAGTTGCAGATAAAATGGAGTCAACAGTTATGGTTGTTAAACCAGGTAAAACAGTTATGGTTGTTAAACCAGGTAAAGATGCACAAGGTAAGTCACATCCAGTAATGCGCGTGCCTAAGGATAAACAAAAAGAATATCTTGCTAAAGGCTATGTGCTTGCAGAATCACGAATCAGAGAATCGTTGATTTCTGTATTAGAGAAAAAAGATCCACACACAAAGGGTTCCATTGCACAACCAATGGATGATAATCTTTCTGGCGAAGGTGCTAAGAAGATGAAGAAGGATCATGAGCCTGAAGTTAAGCTTGATGTAAAAGATGTTCACCCTGATACACAAAAAGCAGTGGACGTTGTAGGTAATGCCAAAGCTCGTGATGGTGACAATAAGCAAGGTGACAAGAAGATTGTTAACCCTGTTGATGATGTCACTAAAAAGGCTGGTTATAAGACAGAAACTTTCATCGATAAGATCTCTGCTCTTTACAAATCAATGCTAAAGTAATAGGAATTATGTATTATGCAAATGTTAAATGAAGCACCACCCAATAACACTAGCCTTGAGAACATGAGTGTTCCTCAACTCGTGGCCCTGGCTGAACAATTGGGTGTTGAAGTTGATAAAACATTGCCGCACTATGAAATGTTGGCAGAGCTACAGGAAATTTTGATTTTAACAAAGATGTATGGATGATATATAAGGTTATAACAACGTAACTTTATATCATCTATGCTGGTTTTTTCTGAGTTAACTGAAGAAAATTTATTTCTGTATGCTGCAAAGCATTATTATAATCCAAAGTTTACGGATGCGGATGAATTTAATGACGATTTAAATAGGTTTAAATATATTAAGCGACTGGTGAATAGGTATTTGCAAGATGGCCAATTACCGGATAGACTGATAATGAATCACCTTATAGTGGTTTCAAATGTATTTGGTATTGAAGCAATGCTTGAGATACTTGGATTTAAATTAGAAAAAAAGCATTGGCCTGTGGTCAAGCCATTTCTTATATTTCTAAAGTATATTTCAAATGACCAATACACCCAAGTTCAAATGGACAAAGTTGTAATACAAAAATTAAGAGAAGTACATGGGAATCGTTAAAAGAGCAGCAGATTTAGCATACACTATTAGGTTTGTTACCCTAATGTCGACTCCATTTGAGAGCATGGATGCTTATAAGTTAGGCATTATTGATGCTGAGGGTAAGCGCCTTAAAAGTGTGAAGTTAGACTCTGATGAGAAGAAAAGTGCATACACACCTTTTATTCGATTAGCAGTAAATGTAAAAAGGCTTTTATCCAATGTGCCAGGCGGTAGTAGTTCATTAGGTAGTTTTGCTGCTGCGCTATATCTTATTAAAGAAAACTATAAGCTTGAAGATAAACAACTTGATAAAATTGTTGCTAAATTAGATATTGAATCACTGGATTTTATCCTCGAACGATCTGAGTGGTTTATTACTGATAATGATATGTTAGGTCATGGTGTTTATAGACTTCGAAATGAAAAAATGATTAACTCATCGTATGATGTTGTTTGTAATCAAAAGGATCCAATCCGAGTAAATGAAGATGCTTACCCGGTAGGGCAAGTGTTTGGGATAAATATATACAAAGCAAAGCACTTGGCAACCAACCAAGATATTTTCATTACAGCAAACGAGATTTACAAATGATAAAGGCACCTAAGACCAAGCAGTTTGCTGATAAAGCCGCTGCACTTGCTCATTCTAAAAGTAATGGTGGTAAGGTGTATAAAAGTACATTTATTAATCCACGCACTGGGATTAAAGATATTTCGTATGTAGTTAAGGAAGAAGCAGTGGCGGAAGCTGTTGATAAGTCAAGTGGTATATATAAAGAATATCTAGGACTTAAAAAGTCATCCCTTAAAGAACTTCGTGCTATGATTAAACTCAGGCGCAAAGTAGTAGATGTTAGTGGCTATGACAAGCAAGGTGCAATATCTTATCTTTTACGTAGTAGATATGGAAATAAAGATGTTGCTGCTGCACTGGGTTTGGATGAGATGACTACCACTGCCGACGCGGGTATTCCACAGGATACTAAAAATATGGGTCCACGTTTAAAATCAACGGTAATGCATGACCGTCGTCGTCGTAAGGATGGTATCCCTGTTTTACTAAAAAGATTTAGAAAATATATCGAAGATAAAAATATAGGTTAATTATGTTTGCCATTGGACCAATCATTAAAGCAGTCTCGACGCTAATCGTGGTATTAGTAGTAGCAGGTGGTTTATATTATATTTCTGACTTAAAGGCTGCGCTTGTTATATCGCAAATGAATGAGCAAAAGCTAGAAGAAGGTATCACGGCACAGAATGAATTGCTTGAATCAATGAAGAAAGACATTGCTGCCATTCAACAGGCAAATGAAGACTTAAGAAAAGAAAATGAAAAACAAAAGCAAGATGTAGATACACTTGCTCGTAAATTTGACAAAAGGGATTTTGGCGCCTTTTCGCTCAGTAATGTAGAAAAAGCCCAGGAATTAATTAACCGCGGTGTGCAAAATGCTCTTAGATGTTTGGAACTAGCAACAGGCGCTCCATTGACAGAAGAAGAAAAGAATGCACCCACACCCATTGAGGCCAACCGTGAATGTCCTGCGCTTATCAATCCTAATTTCAATTCCCTTACTAATTAGTGGCTGTGCTTCTTGGATCTTTGGCGATGTGCCAAATGTAAAAGAGGTTCAAATACAAACAAAAGCCGTAGAGAGAGCGCCGCTCAATTTAACAGAGCCAGTGCCTCTTAATGCTCGTGGATTTAAATTTGTTATTATTACACGAGACAACGTAGACAGCGTGTTTACTGCCTTGGAGCAACAAGGCACAGATCCTGTAGTATTTGCATTAACGGATGATGGTTATACTCAACTATCATTAACGATTGCAGAGATCCGAATACTACTTGCGACTCAAAAAGCCATTATCGGCAAATACAAAGACTATTACGAACCGTCTGACACGGCAAAATAATTTAGTCTAATTTATCAAAATAGCGGTGTACAAGATCGCTATTTTGATATATAATAACACTTCAGCATAAAACAAACACAGGTGCCTGCAATGGGCATTAAGGATACAGCATGGCAATTCATTTATCAAGAGACCGAGACGACTTATTAACCGATTATGCAGTAGGAATGTTAAAAGATTTCTATATGCGTGATTACGAAAAATCCCCACAAGAAGCATATTCAAGAGCAGCTCAAGCGTGGTCAAATTATAAAGGCACCATGGATGAAGCCTTGGCCAACCGCTTATATGAATATGTCAGTAAAAAATGGTTTATGTTTGCAAGCCCCGTTCTTTCGAATGCGCCTAATGGTACAAAGAAAGATAAAGGACTGCCGATCTCTTGTTTCTTGACTTATGTGCCAGATACTCTTGAAGGTCTAATTTCGCATTCGTCAGAGTTACGTTGGCTCTCAGTGTTCGGTGGTGGTGTTGGTGGACACTGGTCAGACGTACGCACCGTGACGGATAAAGCACCTGGACCTATCCCATTTCTGCACACGGTTGATGCTGATATGATTGCTTACCGGCAGGGTAAGACACGTAAAGGTTCATACGCTGCTTATATGGATGTATCACATCCTGATATTATGGAATTCCTAAACATGCGTATCCCTACGGGTGATGTACAACGTAAGGCATTAAACCTACATAACGCGATTAATATTACCGATGCGTTTATGTCCGCTGTTACAAAGAATGAGCAGTGGGACTTAAAGGATCCAGCATCCGGTGTTGTAAGTGAAACCCTATCTGCCCGTAAGTTATGGGAACGTATTATCGAAGTTCGTTTCCGTACGGGTGAGCCGTACTTAAACTTTATTGATCGCGCAAATGAATTCCTACCACAACCACTAAAAGATAAAGGTCTTAAAATTAATGGTTCAAATCTTTGTAATGAAATTCATTTACCAACCAGTGCAGATCGCACTGCTGTTTGTTGCCTCTCATCTCTTAACTTGGAGTACTATGAGGATTGGAAAAATACTACCATTGTTGAGGATATCATTACTATGCTCGACAATGTCCTTGAGTATTTTATTGAAAATGCACCAAATGAAATTAGCCGAGCCAAGTACTCAGCCGAACGTGAAAGATCAATTGGTCTAGGTGCGATGGGTTTCCACTCATTACTGCAGAAGCAGAATGTGGCATGGGAATCAGAATTGGCACGGGAGATTAATCATGTTGTATTTAAGAATATTAACGCAAAGGCAGTTGCACAAACTCAACGATTGGCTTTGGAGAGAGGTGAATATCTCGATGGCATCGGCTCTGGTCGTCGGAATAGCCACTTGCTTGCAATTGCTCCTAATGCTTCTAGTGGTGTTATTCTTGCTACAAGTCCTTCCATTGAGCCTCTGAAAGCCAATGCATATACACATCGTACCCGTGCTGGTTCATTCTTGGTTAAAAACGTTTACCTACAAGAAGTACTGACTCGGCATGGTATTAATAATGAATCGACTTGGACGTCTATTATCACCAACCGTGGTTCTGTGCAACACTTGCCAAACCTAACCGAGGGTGAAAAGGCTATCTTTAAAACTGCACAAGAGTTGGATCAAAATTGGGTTGTTCAACACGCAGCCGATCGCCAGCAATATATATGTCAAGGTCAATCGGTTAATTTGTTTTTCCCCTCTGGTGTTGAGAAGTCCTATGTGAATAAAGTACACCTTAAGGCTTGGAAAGAAGGCCTGAAAGGTCTATATTACTTGCGTACAGAGTCAAAGGCTCGTGCGGAGAATGTGTCCGAAAAAGTAGAACGTGTTGCCCTACAGGATGATAATCGTTCTATTGTATATGGTAAAAGCAATTGCCCTTGGTGTGCTCGTGCTAAAGAAGAGTTAGAATTGCGCGGCATGCCCTTTGATTATATTGACCTAGAAGAAATAGGTAAAACTGCCAAGGAAGTTACTGGCCGTGATGTGAAAACGGTACCACAGATTTATGTTGAAGGCAAATACATCGGCGGTTATGAGTCGCTTATGGAACACCTCGAGTCTGGTGCGAGTATAGAATTAGAAGAAGATGACGAATGCCGAGCCTGTGAAGGCTAATCACACACAATAAGAAAGAAACAATGTCACTATTTAAACTATCAACAACATATAAGCCGTTCCAATACCCTTGGGCGGTAGAATTAGCAAAGAAACATGAAGAAGTCCATTGGGTTGAAGATGAAGCAGAATTATCAGAGGATGTGCAGGACTGGCGCACTAAACTTACTACTGATGAAAAGGAATTTATCACTCAGGTTTTACGTTTATTTACGCAGTCCGATGTCCAGGTGGGTGAGAACTACCATGAGTTTCTCATTCCCAAGTTTAAGAATAATGAAGTTCGAAATATGCTTTCGTCCTTCGCCGCAAGAGAAACAGTACATCAAAGAGCCTACGCTCTATTAAATGACACACTCGGTATGGGTGATGAAGAATACTTTAAGTTCATGGAGTATAAAGCCATGGCCGATAAGATTGAATTCATGAAAGAAGGCAAAACAAATAGTCAGTCTGATTTGGCTCTTGTCTTGGCCCAGTCCGTCTTTAATGAAGGTATGTCATTGTTCTCATCATTCGTAATGTTGTTGAATTTCCAACGTTTCGGTAAGATGAAAGGTATGGGCACTATTGTAGAGTGGTCAATCCGTGATGAGACGATCCACGTGCAGGGCAACGCGAAGTTGTTCCGTACCCTATGTGATGAGCATCCAAAGATTGTAAATGATGAATTAAAATCAAAGATCTATGAGATGGCAAAAACTGCCGTTACATTGGAAGATAAGTTTATTCAACTAGCATTCAATGGTAGTGATGTGCAAGGTCTAAGTCGTGATGATGTAAAACTATATGTTCGTCACATTGCAGACCGTCGGTTGTTACAGCTTGGTTTAAAACCAAAATTCAAAGTAAAAGACAATCCACTGCCATGGTTGGATTGGGTATTAAATGGCGCGTCACATGATAACTTCTTTGAAAAACGTGTCACAGAATACTCAGTAACCGGAATGGAAGGAGATTGGGGCTGGGAGGAAGCTGCATGAAAGCGTATAAAATAGAATGCGAAGAGTGTGACAACGTCACTAGTGTATTATCTGAATATACAGAAGATGAACCAGCATTCTGTCCTATGTGTGGGCGTAGGCAGGATGCAACAGAAATAGAAGATGCGGAATACGATGATAGTTGACCTTCTTGTTTGGGCTTTCATAGCGTACTTGCTTATCCACCTTGGTGCCTTTATCCAACGGATAAAATACAATATGGAAGAAGACGAAGAAGATGATGAAGATGATGAAACCCCGCAAGAAGTTATAGCTATGATTCAATGCCACGGTGGTGTCATGTACGCATATGATGATAGTGTGTTTTTAGGACAGGGCGTAACCATGGAAGATCTAGAGGAACATATGAAGTTAAGGATTAAAGAAGTCTATACAACATCAGTGAGAGTACAGATGATGACAGAGGATAAAGACTTGATTGCTAAATATAATCTAACTCCAAATTAAGCTTCGCATATATAGTTCCATGTGGCTATATAACAATCAAGAATTAAAGGAAACACCAGAAGAATTTCAAGGCTTTGTGTATTGCATAACCGAACTTAATACTGGTATGATGTACATCGGCAAGAAATTCTTTTGGAAACCTAAAGTGCTTCCAGTTAATAAGACGAGGAAACGTAGAGTCCGAACCAGAGTCGAATCTGATTGGCGCGATTACTACGGCTCGAATAAGTTCTTAAGGCAACTTATTGAGGCCAACGGCAAAGATAATTATAAACGAGAAATCCTTAGGATGTGTGTATCCAAGGGCGAGTGTTCGTATTACGAAGCTAAACTACAGTTTCAATACGATGTGCTATTGAGCTCTAAGTATTATAATGAATTTATCGGTTGTAAGATCAATGCATCACACTTGAAAAACACAAGTGCAGAAGATCACACATTAGTATAACATCTACACCCACAGTGTACCATTAGTAATACTTTATGATTACAAAAATAGTTGTGTACATTTTGCCTCAGTCGTGATATAATTTATATACTTACCCGGAGGAAATAGGTATACCATGATTATTTTTGACTACAACGCAATTGCCCTGGCCTCAATTTTGGCCAATAAGACTGTTGAACCAGACTTGGCTCGGCATATGATTCTAAACACAATTAGAATGTATCGCCAGAAATTCCCTAAAAAAGACTATGGTGATACCATCATCGCCTGTGATGCATCAGGCAATTGGCGCAAAGATGTCTATCCACAATACAAAGCAAACCGTAAAAAAAGTCGTGATGCATCATCATTTGATTGGGCTGCAGCTTTTGATATTATGAATAGCGTTCGCGAAGAACTTCATGATAACTTTCCATATAAATTAATTCAAATTAATGGTTGTGAGGCCGATGACATTATCGGTACTCTTGCATATAACACACAAGAGTTCGGTCAATTTGAAAATGTTGTTATCATCTCCAATGACCATGACTTTGCTCAACTACAGGTTATGGATAATGTTAAACAGTTCAGTCCATTAAAGAAGAAGTTCATTGTAGAGAAGAATCCCAAGCTTAAATTACTTACTCATATTCTTAAGGGTGATTCTGGTGATGGTGTTCCCAATGTATTATCTGGTGATAATGTGTTCGTTGAAGGCGTACGCCAGACGCCGCTCAGTCAAAAGAAAATGGATACGTTTATAGCTACACTGCAAGATGATAGTCAATCTCTTGAGAACGCTACTTGGTTTCGCAACTACCAACGTAACCAACGGTTGGTTGATCTTAAATTTACACCAGACCATTTGCGTAAAGAAATTCTTGATGCATTTGACAAAGAGCCAGTAGGAAAAGGGTCTCTGGTGTTACCGTATCTTATAAATAAAAAATGTAGGATGTTGATTGAATGTGCTTCGGAGTTTATGTAATATGGCAAAAGAATTATTGATCCATGAGGTTATTGAACTAGTGGAAAAACAAAAAACAAAAGCAGATAAAGTAAAAGTGCTTAAAGAACACGAAACGTGGGCCCTCAAAGATATTATCAGAGGCTCAATGGATTCCACATTGACATGGAATCTGCCTGTGGGCGCGCCGCCTTATACGGCTAGCCGGCCTGAGAGCACACCTACCACCCTTTTAAGAGAAAACGCAAAGTTTAAATACTTTGTAAAAGGCGGTCCAGGGACTAAACTTCCTGCTGTAAAGAGAGAACAGATTTTCATCGGTGTGCTCGAAAGCATACATCCGGATGATGCCAAATTAGTCATCGACATGATTAATAAAAACCCCCCAAAAGGATTGACACGACCTATAGTAAAGGAGGCTTTTCCAGGTCTACTTCGTGATGCTTAATTTTTAACAATTAACAGGAGACCAATACATGGTATTGAATCAAATCGAACGTTTAAGAAAAGATTCTCAAGAGCTCGGCATTTATGCTAAAAGGTTAGAAAAGAGAGGCGATATAGAAAAAATGGAACGAATATTGCAAAAACAAGAGTTCTTAAATAAACGAATTGATGCTAGTCACATTCACTAAGGTCTAAAATAGGAGTGTACAAGCCTTGTGTTTTATGGTATAATAACTGTACAACATGAGGCTTTTTATATTATGAATGTTTTTATATTAGATAATGATCCAATCATTGCAGCACAGCTACAGTGCGACAAACACGTTGTAAAAATGATTGTGGAATCTGCACAAATGCTTTCAACAGCACATCGCATGCTAGACGGTGTCATGTCTTTTGGTCCGTCCAAATCTGGCAAACGCACCGTTGCACAATACCGCCTCTTAGATGCTGATATGGACAGCACATTGTATAAAGTCGTTCACGCCAGTCACCCATGTACCAAATGGACAATGATAAGCACTTGCAACTACGAATGGCACTATCAACATTTCATCGCTTTGTGCGATGAATACCAATATAGATACAATAGACAACATAGCACAGATGCGTTATTACGGACAAAGTTAAAGCAACACCCTAGGAATATTCCTAAACAAGGCTTAACATTATTTCCTCTTGCTATGAAGTCAAACCCAGAGTGCATGTTCGAGGATGATCCAGTAAAGTCATATCGCATGTTTTATCAGACAAAACAAGATCGGTTTAAAATGGCTTGGTCTAAACGTAATGTTCCGGAGTGGTTTCATGCCAACGTACACAATTAAAGATATTAAAACTAATAAAGAATGGGACATCAGATGTTCGTATGATGACCTTCAGAAGCAATTAAACGAGGATCAAAATCTTGTGCGTGTTGTCGATGCACCGACTCTAGTTACCGGCACTAGGTCGACATTACGGCAAGCAGGTGGCGAATGGCAAAATTTGCTAAGTACTATTAAAAAGAATTCAGGCAAAGGAAACACTGTTAATGACTAGCGCTAAGGTAAAAGACACAGACTTGACTCAAGTCAGCCCTATTACAAAAAACCAACAAAAAGCATTTGATGCATGGGATGATGGTGATAACTTGGTCCTTGCAGGTTCAGCAGGAACTGGTAAAACGTTTATGGCAATGTATCTTGCACTAGAAGAGGTACTAGATAAATCTACAGGTTATGATAAAATTGTTCTACTGCGCTCAGTAGTACCAGTCCGTGATATGGGTTTCTTGCCTGGTACTGTCGAGGAAAAGAAAGCATCATATGAGATTCCATATAAAGGTATCTGTGATGAGCTATTTAAGGAACCTGCTGCTTATGCCAAATTAAAGAATAATAAACAAATTGATTTTGAAACAACCTCGTTCATCCGAGGTACCACATTCCACCGAACCATTATCATCGTAGATGAGATGCAGAACTTAAACTTCCATGAATTAGATTCTGTGATGACACGCGTGGGTAACCATTGTCGGATTATTTTCTGCGGAGACTATCTTCAGTCAGACTTTACCCATGATAATGAAAAAGACGGCGTTATGAAATTCCTTCGTATCGTTGACCAACTTAAGTATTTTACGGTCGTTACTTATGGTTGGGATGATATCGTTAGATCGGGTTTGGTTCGTGATTATATCATGACCAAGGAAATGTTAGGTTTAAAATGAAAAAGCTTTTAGCTACATTGGTATGCACCATGGCACCATTTGCCCATGCACAGAGTATTGTCACCAGTACGATGGATATTGAATTAAAGTGCTTTGCGTTATCTGATTTTAGTAAAGTGTTGGATATGTATGACGAGGACCCCATGTTTTCCATGGATACTATTGTAATGCATTCCGGTCAAAAAGTAAGAACACAAACAGTTTTTACACTTAATCCAAATACTAGAGAATGGTCAATGTATCGTCAAGTTGATGGTGAGACTGTATGTGTCCACGCGGCAGGTGTTAATTTTGATTTTATGGCAACAACGGAAAAGCCTAACTTATAATGAAAGTATTCGAACATGTCAAAATTGATATTGGTTATGACGACCTTGTTGCAGAAACTACTCCAACTGGGCGAAAGTACGTTGACCCTGATGGCAATTCTTATCCTTCTATCACTTCAGTTCTTAGCATATTAAGTGAAGATGCTATTCAAGCATGGCGCGCACGTGTAGGAGAAGAAGAGGCTAACAAAGTAAGCCATAAAGCTTCTACTCGCGGAACTGCTGTACACACTATCATTGAAGATTATCTCAGTGGAAAAGACACCTCTGGATATTTGCCGCATATTAAGCAAAGTTTAGCTAATGTTCGTCCTATCCTTGATGGCCGAATTGGAAAGATCTTTGGTATTGAGACTGCTCTTTATTCTAAGCACCTCGGTGTGGCTGGTCGCTGCGATTGTATAGCAGAGTTTGATGGTGTGCCTTCTATTGTTGACTGGAAGACGTCTAAACGCGTGAAAAAGAAAGAAAACATTCATAACTACTTTGCGCAAATGACCGCATATGCTATCATGTTTGAAGAACGAACTGGTATGGCAATTCCAAATATTGTAGTCGTTATGGACGTTGATGATAATGAACCATTAGTGTTCAAAGAGAATCGTGATAATTGGGTAGAGATGCTATCTAGAACTATTCAAAAATATAAAAACCGAAAATTGTTCGGCTGAGTATTTACTTTTCAGCTGTTATATGATATAATATCATATAAAGGAAATATATTATGAATGTTATTTTAACAGATGTTGATGGTGTGTTGCTCAATTGGCAAGGTGCGTTTGATGCGTGGATGATGCGTGAACACGGACTCTTTGCCACCGGTAACGAACGTGCTTACCAACAGGGCACTCGGTATGAGATGACCGAACCGGAGATTAAAAAGTACATCCGAGGCTTTAACGCTTCAGCAAATATTGGATTCTTACCTCCACTGTTTGATGCAGTAAAAGGTGTGAAGAAACTGCACGATGAGTATGGTTATAAATTCCTCGTCATCACAAGCCTATCATTGAATCCATTTGCTCAGAAACTTCGGACTCAAAACTTGGAAGCAATCTTTGGTGCTCACGTCTTTGAGGAATTTGTCTACCTCGACACCGGCGCAGATAAAAGAGACACATTAGAATGTTACGGACATTTATATCCCAACGCATATTGGATTGAGGATAAAGTTGCCAACGCGGTTGATGGTCGCGACATGGGTCTGAGATCTTTACTAATGAAACATATACATATTAAAGAAGAAGATGCATGTGGTATTCCAATCCTGCCGAATTGGAAAGCAATGTGTGAAGAGATTACTGACCCACTATTTTACTAATGAAACGTTTAATTTATCAGGTTTATGTTGGAAAACCTAGCCGACTTTACGATCACTGTATCCAATCCGTTGTTGACTATTGCGGTCGCCACGGTATCAATCATATAGTACAACGTACACCAATTTTAAAAATCAAGCCAGATGTATTCTCTACCAACCGTAGTAAGGAATCATACGAAAAGCATGGAGGTTTCCTACCCATTTATGAGAAGGAAAATGCTTTCGAAGCCTTTACGCTTTATGATCAGGTTGCAATTGTTGATGCAGATATTTGGATCCGTGATGGTGCGCCGAATATCTTTGATGACTTAGGCGAAGAGTATGACTTTGGTGGTGTACCAGAGCGTGACATGCCAATCACACCTCAGTACCAACAGAAAATTATTAACTACTCTCGTATGCAGTATGAAACATTGCATGGCAAGGTTGCAGACTTTACTCCAAATAAGCTTGGATATGAGTTCATGAACATGGGTCTTATGGTCATGAATAAGAAGATTCATAAGTACTTGCGTGGTGATACTGCTCGTGAGTTTATTACTCGGCCAGAGTTCAAGGACTTCGTAGATGGTAAGGGTGCGTGGAAATGGTCAACGGATCAAACACTGCTGAACACCTGGATCCGTAAAGAGAAGATGAACATTAAACGCCTTGATTGGAAATGGAATGCTTTGTTTAAAGGTGTACATGACGATAAGATTAAAGAAGCTTATTTTGTACATTTTTTCCTTAAAGACAAATTGCCTAACAGTGGTGAAAACGTAGAAGAACTAATGGATTTAGTTAAATGAAGTGTGCAATATATCAGTTTTGGGAAGGCAATATTACATCAGGCAATAAAGCCGGTGTTGAGTTGATGAAGGAATACGCTAATAGGATAGGAGCAGAACATATATTCGAGCTCAATCCAAGTTGGCCAAATGTAAAAATAAAAAGACAGAATTTAGGAAGATACAATCCACATTATGGTGCATTCAAACCTATCTTTGATACTGGATATGATGACTACGACTATATTCTTTTTTGTGACGCTGATGTAGTTCCTCGTAACACTCGCCAAAATATATTTGATGAGTTTGCTCAAATGGCCAATATTGAATTAGGCATTTGCGAAGAATGGATGCAACCAGAGTTTAGACAAAAATATAACATCGGTGGCATCAATAGTGCGAATGATAATAAGTGGCACGACCTTATCAGAGTTATGTATGGTCATGACATGGTAAAGGATGATAAAGGAAGACATCGAGTATTTAATTCTGGCTGTGTGATGTATAGTGCGGCTGGTAGAGTCAAAGCACAAAATGTGTTTGTTGATTTTAAAGAATATGTGTCATTGATGCAACGAGGTGGTCTGCCTGCTTTTTATCAGGGTGATCAAAATTACTTGAATGCCATGATTCCCCATTTTAACTGGGGTATTATGGATTATAAATGGAATAGTCAGATATTTTTTCAACCTGGAACAACTGGCGATAATAGACCAATAGCAGATTACACTGAGAACGCAAACTTTGTTCATGTGCAGCTTCGTGGTGCTGATAGCTATGATATGAATAAATTAAAGGAAGTTATTAAATATGATTAATTCAGAACTTGGACATTGCAAAGACGTAAAAGAATTTAATACGTCAATTCGTGAACAACAAGAAACAGCACATGGAGCTGAATACTGCGGTATCCATGATGCAATTCAAAAGTACTTGCCTGAGTGCAACTCTTATATGGAACTCGGCACCCATCAAGGAGGTACTGCGTCTGCCGCGTTGTTATGTAATCCAACAGAAATTTGTTTAATCGACATTGACACATCTAGGTACAATAAATTCCTTAAGCCTTTAGCCGAAACATATTGCAAAGAAAACAATATCAAACTTGATGTGAGGCAGACGTCTTCTGTTGGTTTTGGTTCAGTGAATCCTACAGATATGCTTGTGATTGATTCGTATCATCATCCAGATCATATGATGCAAGAATTAAAGTTGCATGGTACTAATGTAAAAAAATATATCATTGCCCATGATACTAGCATAGTTAATGGAAAACCAAACGAATCACTTTTTAAAGTTCTACAAAATTTTGCGCAAGCATGTGGTTGGACCATCATTGAACGAGAAACAAGAAATGTTGGTTATACAGTATTAAAGAAAAATGCCTAATATTATTCTACAACATTTTAATGGTGATCTAAGACCATTGGATGAGCTCTCGATTGAAAACATAAAAGCATATGCTAACTTAGTAAATGCCGATTATCGGTTAATAACAGGCACCCCATTTTTACGAAATGTAAAAGGTGCACCACAGGATCTTACTTCACCGTTTCACAAATGTCATATGCTAGATTCAGAATTTGATGAATATGACCAAGTCTTAATGCTTGATATAGATATGTTTGCGCCAAAGGGTATGACTGAAAATGTATTTGATCTTGAAGGTGTTGGCCTTTACGCTGCAACACAAGTATCTTTGCATAATAGAATTGCTCGCTCTTATCCTAAACAAGCATCTCTCAACGCTCCATATTGGGGTGGTGCTATTTACAAAATGGATAGGGAACTTAGGAAAAATCTTAGGTCTCATCTCAAAGAAGATACAAAATGGATGCTGAATTATAATAAGCCATACCAATTTGAAGACGAAGGCGTAATGCATACTCTTGCATTTAAATCAAATTTAAAGCATGAAAGAAAATGGTATTTAAATCAGAAGTGGTGTCAATGTAGTTTTCTACCAAAACCAGAAAACGCAAGATTTATTCATGTGCGCACAAAAATAACACCGACTGGCCCTAAGAGAGAGAAGATTGAAAATTATAACTCGCTAGTCTCGCAAGGAGTATTATAATGATAAAAGTTTATTGGGGTGATATTCCAATGAATTTTGGAGATGTTTTAAACGCAAACCTTTTAAATTATTTGCAGATACCATTTAAACATTGTAATAAACCTGAAGACGCAAATACATTTATTATAGGATCAATTGCTCGGTTTGCATCAGCTAACACTAATGTATTAGGCTCTGGCATTATGAGAATGGAAGAAAAAATAAATCCAGATGCCAATTTTAAATTTGTGAGAGGCCCGCTTACAAGGCAAGCTGTGTTAGACTCTGGAGGCAATTGCCCAGAGATATATGGTGATCCTGCGTTATTGTTGTCAGAATTTTGTGAAGAAAGCAACAAAGAATACGAAATAGGCATTGTCCCTCATTATAAAAACTACACAGAGTTTAAAAGAAAATATCAAGATAAATTCCATGTAATTAATGTTGTGAATAAAGACCCTTTAACGGTTGCTAAAGAAATAACTAAATGCAAAAAGATAATTTCTTCTAGTCTTCACGGAATTATATGTGCCCATGCATATGGAATACCTGCTGCACGTGTCGTAGGCAAGAATAAAGTATTTGGCGATGGCATTAAATTTGAGGATTATTATAAATCTGTAAATGCTGATTATGAATTATCTACAGTTGATAATCCTAAATTTACTGATGCCAATTTACCAAATTTAGAAATAATAAAAGAATATTTACAAGACCTATAGGATATATTAAAATGAAAGCTTATATTATTACTTTGTTGGAAAATCAAGCATCGATGGCAGCGGCCAATCGTTGTATTGACTCACACAAAAAACTCAGTATTGATTTTCCTATTGAAATTTACGGTGCGACCAGAGCCAATCAGGTTGAGACTACATTTAAATATTTAAAGTTTAATTGGACATATCCATGGGATACACCACGGACCGATCTTAAATCCGGTCTGAAACTAACGCCATACGCTACGGCGACTAAAGAGAATCGGATGGCGTGTTTTATTAGCCATTACGGTCTTTGGATGAAGTGTGTTAACGAGGATGAGCCGATTATTATTTTAGAGCATGACGCCCTATGGACACGTAAACTATACACGAAATATGCCTTGGACTCCAAATACGGTATTATCGGACTAAACAATCCCATAGGTGCAACTCGACGTGCAGATGTTTTTGATAGTCAAGTCCAAACAATGCGTGGTGAGAACTATGAAGAGGATAAGGTACTACCAGTTCCCACGGTTGATTCGTTTAACGTCCCACAAGGTCTTGCCGGTAATTCTGCATATATAATTAAACCTGAAGCCGCAAGGCAATTGATGGATGTTGTACACTCGCTTGGCGCATGGCCTAATGATGCGATTATGTGCCGACAGACGCTGCCGGGTGTGTTAGGCGTGACAAGTAAATACTATACAAAGGTACAAGGTACCAAATCAACCACATCATTATGAATTCTTTCGTCATTACCATTTGTGGCAATAAACAATCTGAGGCAGCAGCATCGCGATGCATGTTATCATCCAAAAGATTCGGTGTTGAATCATTTAACTTTTGGGCTACAGTGCCTGAAAATGATCCAAAAAAACAACTAGATGAACTTGGTATTCCTGTTGCCAATTTTTATGAGAAATATTCTCGGCCTGAGAATTGCATGTCTGCATTTCTTTCTCATTATAGATTATGGGAGATTTGTCATAAGACAGGTAAGCCTATGATTATATTTGAGCATGATGCTGTCGTAGTTGACGACCTTCCTGTGAATGCTAAATTTGATAAGGTTATGAATATTGGTAAACCATCATACGGTAGATTTAATATACCAACATATCTTTCTGTAGGCCCTTTGGTCTCAAAGCCTTATTTTCCAGGTGCTCATGCATATATGATTAACCCGGATGGTGCTAAGGCTGTAATGGATAAAGCTAAGGAATGTGGTGGACCGACTGATATATTTTTAAGTTTAAAAAACTTCCCTTGGCTGCAAGAGTTTAATCCATGGCCAGTTGAATGCCGTGATTCATTTACTACTATTCAGAATGAAACCGGTTGTTTAGCTAAGCACAACTATGCGAAAGAAACCTATGAAATTATCTAAACTATTTATTACTGGGTGTGACTGTAATACAGAATGGATGTTGCCATGGTTTGTAGAAAATTTTAAGAAGCATAATCCAGATGCTGAATTGGTGATTTATGACTTTGGCATGTTTGGTGCATTATACCCAGAATTAAGAAAGTCTCTTCGTGGTAACCAAGACCATGGTTGGTTTAAGAAACCCGCAGCTATGCTTAACGCATCTTTATTAGCAGATAAAGTTTGTTGGCTGGATACTGACTGTGAAGTGCTAGGCGATCTAAGTTCTATTTGGGATCATGTTGAATCTGGCAAACTTACCATGGCGGTGGATATGCCATGGACTACAAGGTCAAAAGAAAAATGGCATAACAGTGGCGTTGTGGCTTTTGAAGGTTCGCCTAATCCACCAATATTAAAAACATGGGCCGAGGCAGTTGCTGTTAGCCCAGTTCGTGGTGATCAAGAAGTACTGCATCTGTTAATAAAAGACCAATTAATGGAGATGATACATATTAATGATCTTCCAAGAAAATATAATGTGTTAAGGATAGATCATTTAGATAATACAGTGCCCAAAAATCCAGTAGTGCTACACTGGACCGGCCAAAAAGGTAAAGACCATATTAGGAGTTTGATGAATGTCTAGGGTAGTTCATGTAATTGGTAATGGTGATAGTGCTGATTTATATAATAAAACCGAGCGGAAGGGTCTTAAGCTAGCGTGTAATGTGCCGCCTTTTGAAGTAAATGGCATTTATGCCAGCTGTATCGTTGATTTTAAGATGATGAAGGCTATCACTGAAGGTGTGATCGATGTTCCAGGCGAATGGGTTCTTGGCTTTAGACCTAAGGTTTGGATGGAACAGCATTCAGCATTTTATATAAAGCGCTCGCCTCAAATTAAAGAATTCTTTACAGTTAAACCAAAATATGTAGCTAATTACACTGATTTTAATTGTGGGCATATGGCAGTTTATTATGCAATTAAAAAGTTTAATCCAACTGAAATTAATATTTACGGATTTGATTCTATATTCGACATGAATCTCAGAAGCACATCTGATTTCTTTATGATATCAGATAGGAAAGCTAATAATAATGTTAGATTAAATACTAATTGGAGGCCAATTTGGGAAAATATGTTTAATGAATTTAATTCAATTAAATTTAAATTACATCATTTTCATGGTGACATTAAAATTAAAATTAATGATAATGTAGAGATAATTACATACGGAAAAAAGTAATACTTTCGCACTAAACTCAATCTTAGACGAAAGCACTACAAAATACTGTGTACTTTCCTGGTGGTCATGGTATAATGGTACCATACCAACCAACAAGGATGTACCTATGAATGTGATAAGGATCCGCGGTGGCCGTAAGGTCCAACGGCAGCTGATTGAATCAGCTATGCAGTTTGCCTTATATAAGCTGCTTCCCCGTACAATGTCGCTTGACGTTGACGTATATCTAAACCGTCACATTGACGGCGCCGAAGGTTACTGCCTATCTGAAGACCACAAGACTTTCGAGTTAGAAATAGATCCGCGTCTATCTGACAAAGAGTTAGTTCTCACTGTGTTTCACGAGATGGTTCATATCCGTCAGTACTTCAAACGTCAGCTACGTGACGAGGCCTTTGGCAATGTAAAGTCTTGGCTTGGCAAAATGTACTGTGAGGATACTGTAGGGTACCGCAAACTGCCATGGGAAAAAGAAGCATTCAAGCTACAAGAAGCTTTGTTTAAGCAATTTGCAAAACCACAGCCAGTAGCCAAACGAAAGTTAAACACGTTTTTTATATTATGAAAAGAGTATCCAATGTGCATTATGCTAGAAAAGTCGTATCCGATGAGCTCCGTGAAACGTTATACTTCTGTACCGGCGTTGCTTCAAAAAAGACCAGAACCTCAGGATTCACTGAGCTACAATCAGGACCAATCACTGTTAAGATCGCGGGGTTTAAATCAATCACCGTCAACGAAGATTGCTGCACTTCTTCGTGGGAGGCCAAATTTGTAATAGGCCAACTAGCAGGTTTGGATATGTAATACTTTTGGATATAAATGCGCAATACCGCTAAAAAGTAGAAGAAAGTATTACAAAAAACTGTTTACAAACCTGCCGGTTGCGTTATAATAGAACCATACCAACCAAACAAGGAGTGCTTTAAAATGGAAAAAATTACATACACATCTTTTTTCTGGACCAACGAAGTCGGTCAGCCACGTCAGTTCACTATCCCAGCTGAGGCTCTATCCACCTACGTCAAACGTGACCTTGCTCTTACAGAGTGCATGAAACTCGGTGGCATCCATGCTGTACCAACTCCAGCGTATATGAAGAACCGTAAGGTTCACATGACGGCATCCCGCAAGATTAAGAACAAAGGCTGGTTCTGCCAATCAGTTAACTGAAATCTTATACGAAAGTATTATGTACTTTTTCTATGGACGTGGTATAATTGTACCATACCAACCAAATAACGGATGATAAAAATGACTACTACACAAATTCACACACCTACCCCTACTCGTGCGTACTCTGGCAAAATTGGTTGCATGTGTGGTTGTCTTGGCGAGTACACTGAGGATCCAGTAAAAATGGCTAAAGCTCTTAAGCGTGTGCTTAAGAATCCTAATACAAAATATGATGCCACTGCAAAATGTTTTTACTATATGACAAAGACCCGCAACAACGTCGTATATGTTGGTGAAACTAAAGGAGAACTATAATGAGTAAAATGAAAGAAATTTATGTAATGGTCAATGAACTATTGGCCGAAATTGAAGATGGCGCTATTGATATGGATCAAGCCTACGAAGATATGTTGGCAGTTTATCCAACACTTTCATTAAACCATATCGAATTTATCTTTAATGAAGTCATGGAAACTGACGGTGTATAATACCTTACATGGAATTTTTGAATGGATTAGGACCGACTGGGCAAGTTATCCAGTACGTTTTATTGTTGAGCTTATCGCTTGGGCTATTAGTATTGGGTGCTCAATTACTATGGCAGTCACTGCTCCTACTCCTCCACTTCTTTACATGTATCCTGTATGGATTACTGGTTGCGTTCTGTATGGTTGGTCTGCTTATACTCGTAGGAGCTTTGGTATGATTGCAAACTATGCCTTATTGGTTGGTATTGACTTGGTTGGTTTCATTCGTATTTTAATGCACTAAAGTGTTTACAGACCAACCAGAACGTGTTATAATATAAACTTGAATTTAACAAAGGACCTATATAATGTTAAGCAATCCAGCTGACCGTAAAAAACTTCTTGACTGTGTCAAGGAACTCTCCGACTCAATGCTACGTGCAGAGGCAGAGAAGAGCCTACAGAAAGAAGCCATTAGTGATATCGCAGAGGAATTGGATATTCCTAAAAAATATATTGCCAAGGTTGCGGCAATTTACCATAAACAGAACTACAGCCAGGTTCAGACCGAACTAGATGATATCAATGCACTTTACGAAGCGATTACCGCTCCCGTACATGTCGGACAGATTTGATCTCGAACAACAGATTGTGCAGTGTTGGGGCATCTGTGACGACATTTGTATGTTGGAAGAAATGGATGCATCACTAGGTGACTTCAGAAGCCTTGCCGCTCTGTACGATTATAAATTTAAGAAACTTTGGGAAATCTTTGAAGCCAAAGTTGCTGATAGAACAATTACCTGACCATAGCTCAGTTGGATAGAGCAACAGCCTTCTAAGCTGTGGGTCGCAGGTTCGAATCCTGCTGGTCAGGCCAACTATATAAGGAAAATAAAATATGTATTTAAGATTTATTCCGGACTCAACATTCTATACACGTGAGCGCGATGAGACTATTGGTGGTGATAATCCATTCAAGTGGGTGCTGAAAACCGCCAAGGGCATCTTCCTAAACAAACGTAGTGTAGTCTTTTCACTACCGGGTGCGTTCACACCCACTTGCTCAACCTTTCAAGTGCCTGGTTATGAAAAGGCGTATGATGAGATCTTAAGTCTTGGTATTGACGAAGTATACGTTGTATCGGTTAATGATGCATTTGTTATGCGTAAGTGGATGATTGACCAAGGTGTGTGGAATATTAAGGCACTACCTGATGGCAATGGTTCATTTACACAAGGTATGGGCATGCTTGTTGATAAAAGCAACCTGGGTTTCGGTTATCGTTCATGGCGCTACTCAATGGTCGTAGGACCTGACTGCACAATTGAGCATATGTTCGAGGAACCTGGTATGCGTAGTTGTGCTCCTGGTGATCCTTACGGTGAGTCAAGTCCAGAAATTATGCTGAAATATCTTAAAGGTAAAATCTAACACGCCTCGCAGTGTAGGGTGTTGGTTGATTCCTATATATGGTTATTCCTCGATAGCTCAAAATGATTTGCCACAAAGTTCTCAATTTAACAAGCTTAGATTTAATACCTGATACGACAAAGGTATTTAGACCTTGGCATAATGAATTATTTTCTGTAAGAAGCCAAGACCCTAAACTTTTTTTAGGAGCTAATGTCTATGAAAAATTATCAGAACTAGGTGATTTAACATCTTTAGTTTTTCATATGAAACCATACACTGATAAGCAAAATGTACACATAGACATTGCAACCAAATCTAAATTGCCATTTTGGCCAAGCCTAAATGTATTAATAGAAGGCCAAGGAGTAATGCAATGGTTTGTTCCTAACTCCCAAGGCAACTTAAGTTACCAACCTAACGCAGATGTTTGGTATCAAAGTTGGGAAAACACTTTTGGTGAAGTTGTAGATCAATGGTCTGAGGGAAAAGTTGCATTAGTAAAAACCGACGTAGCGCATAATGTGTGGAATCCGGGCGATACTGATAGATTAGCTGTAAGTATAAGATGGAGACAAAGATATTCCTGGGAAGAAACTTTAGAATGGTTTGAAAAAAATTTCTATAAGTAGTTTAATTATAAAAGTATATAGTAATAATGCAAGATTTAGAAATTATGAAAATGTGTGGGATTAATATCCCGCATTTTAACTTTGAAAAACTTGGTGTCCAGGGAGTTGGATTAAACAACACTCCAATCATTAATATGGATCCATATATAAATCATAGTATGGATTCTGAACTCCATACTGAATGTCTTGTTGGCTTGGCTAGATCTGAATCTAGCTATAAGCAAGCTATGATATTTGGCGATTTAGCTCCTGGCCACGGTGTTTCTTGGACGCATATCATAAAGCATCTTGATGCCTATGACCCCACCGGAGAGCATAGAAAGTCAATTGAGAGATTGCTTACAGAGGATCAATCTTTTACTAGCGCCTATAGATATATTTACTATGCTATGGGTGCTACAATTCCATGGTTTTTTGGTCTCTACTTGAAAAAAAATAGTTTCTTTCAAAAAAATTCAAAAGGCGATTATACAGAGGTATCAAATAACTTTCCATTGCTTATGGAATATCTTAAGTCGCTGCCGTTTAAAACCATCGGCCGCGTATTATTTTTTTGCACATATCCAGGGGCTGGAGTCGCGTGTCATAGGGACGCCAATATGACAGAGCATAAAGATCACAATTTAAATCTGTTCTTTACCGGTGGCAGCCGGCCAAGCTATGTGTATGATGAGATATTAGAAAATAAAATTTATTTAGACAGTTCTGCTAAAAGCTATTTTTTTAATAACAGGGACTATCACGGCGTCGATCCAGAACCTGCTTTTAGATACACTCTAAGAATAGATGGAACATTTACTGACGAAATGTGTGAAAAACTTGGGTTAATTGATGGATATACTTGGTGTAACAAATATAGGAAAGATAAATAATTTAATGATTGATAAAAGAATTTTAAGTATTCTATCTGCTGAGGGTATTCGTCAAGCAGATACTATTGAACTCATTGCAAGTGAGAACTTTGCGAGTAATGAAGTCATGCAGCTATGTGGTAGCATTTTTACCAACAAATACGCTGAAGGCCTTCCAGGTAAGCGTTACTACAATGGTTGTGACAATGCAGATGATGTAGAAAATCTGGCGATTGAATACGCAACTAAACTCTTTAGTTGTAACTTTGCGAATGTGCAACCTCATAGTGGCGCTAATGCTAACTTGGCAGTGTTCGCGGCATTCCTAAAACCAGGAGATCTTATCCTTGGTATGGATTTAGCAAGTGGTGGGCATTTAAGTCATGGTGCTAAGGTTAATGTCAGTGGTAAGTGGTTTGATACAGAGTCGTATTTTGTTGACTCACAAGGTTTTATTGACTATGATCATGTAGAAAAACTAGCAAGATTCAACAACCCTAAGATGATTATTGCTGGTGCTAGTGCATATAGTCAAGTTATTGATTGGAAAAGATTCCGAGAAATTGCTGACAGTGTTGGTGCTATTCTACTTGCAGACATGAGCCATTACTCTGGTCTCATTGCTGGTGGCACATACCCTAATCCGTTTCCTTATGCACATGTAGCAACTACTACTACACACAAGACATTGCGTGGTCCTCGGGGTGGTATGATTCTATGGAATGATGAACAGTACTCAAAGAAGTTAAATAGTGCAGTGTTTCCAGGAACTCAAGGTGGCCCTTTGATGCATATTATCGCGGCAAAGGCACAGTGTTTTTATGAAGCACTTCAACCAGAGTTTAAACTATACGCTCAACGCATTCGTATTAATGCTCATGCAATGGCACAGACATTTTTAGATGCTGGTATTGAGGTAGTCAGTGGTGGAACTCAGTGCCATATGTTTACCCTTGATCTTACTAATGAAATGTACTCTGGTAGAGAATACGCAGACATTCTAGAAGCAAATGGTAT